GCCTCCTGGCCTCCGCCGACGTGATCCCGGTGGCCGACGCCGCCGCCTGCATGGACCGCTTCTGCATGGACGCCGCTGACACGATCCTCGCGCACGAGGGGATGCAGCCATGAGCACGATGCCCCTCCGTGCCCAGTTACGCGCGATCCGTCGAGCGGTTGCGTTCGCGCAATCAGGGAAGGCTGGGTCTCCCGAACATCGGCGCGAAGAGGAATTAGTAAGCAACGCCGTGTATCGCGCGTTCAGGCAGCCGCTTATTGGTGAGTACACAACGCCAGAGACCGATCAGGTGCGGCTCCGTCTCATCGGGATCGTTAAGCGGATATCTGGCGACGACTGGACGAAAGGGTCCACCCCATGACCCCCATGCCTCTCAGCGCCCTGCGCGACATGACCGACCCGTACAACCTCTGGCGCCACTGCACCAGAAACCAGCCGTGGGAGGACACCGCCCTGCCGACCGCCATGAGTCGGGACAACTGCCGACCGTCAGCCGATCACCACTGGAGGCCCACCGTGCGCCACACCGCCGTCACCCACACCCCGATCCGCACCGCTCCCCGCGTACGCCGCGCCCGTACCGTGGGGCTGGGGGAGGTGGTGGTGCTGGTGGTGGCCGGGCTGGCCGTGATCGGTGCCGGCGCGGTGGGCCGGAGGGTGTGGGGGAGGTGAGCGCCGTGTACGAGCTCTGGACACTCGACCCAATGACCGGCAAGCAGGATCGCAAGATCGCGCACAACATCGACCTCTACCAGACGGCGGAGGAACGTGCCGAGGCCGAGGCCAGGGACCGCGAACGAAGTGTCCTCATCCTCCGAGACAACGATTTCGTCAACATCATCTACCCCGGCGAGGGCTGGCAGTTCGCCGCCCCGGCATAACCCGAAAGGCCCCCTTTGTGATCGCTCGTATCTCCATCACCACCCTCGTCATCACCGCCGCCATGTTCGCCACCTTCGGCAGCACGTCGGCCCGCACGTCCACCAACGAGGCCGCCTACATCGCCCCGGATGGGAGCGTCATCATCGGCGCGATGTGGACCGACCACACGACCACACGGGAGGCGCAGTACGTCGCCAGCCAGCTGGACGGGCCGTTCTTCGCGGACACGCTCGACATGTGGATCATCTACGAGGACCACGACGCCGCGTATTCGATGTACGGGCTGACGGACGGCACGTTCATGGCCGCGGCGGTGGTGACGCAGGTCGGCACCAGAACCTCCGTCACGCTCGTGATTGCCGAGGATGAAGCCGCCTTCGCGCGGATCGATCCCGACGACCTGGCCGCCTTCTCGTTCAGCGCGGCGATGGGCCGGACACCCGCGCCGATTCCCGGATTCCTGCCGTACGACACCGACGACAGCGGCTTCCCGCTCGGGTCCGCCGCCTAGCACCGAAAGGACACCACCTCATGCCCATCACGGCTCGCATCCTCTTTTCCCTCATGGCCGTCGCCTTCGTCGTCTGGGCCGTCCTGATGATCGCCGCCACGGCGTCCGCCCAGGACATCACCACGTGGGCCACGCCGGTGCCGGTGACGCCCGACGTGCCGGCGCAGGTCATCGAGGCACTTGTCCGGGCGTTGGTTGCCGTGCTGAGAACCATCATCGCCAGCCTGCTGGGCTAGGACGGAAAGGAACCGCCCATCAACGCACGTTCACCGCCCGCGGCGCTGACCGCGGGACTGCTACCGGAAGAACACCAGGCAATCAGTCGATCACCAATCAACCATCATCAGCAAAGGACACATCACCAATGACCACGCTCACCTTCAAGAAGATCGAAACCGCCGATGTCGAGTGCCCGCCAGAGGACGTCTACGTACTCGAGCTCATCGAGATCGGCGATTTCCACGACAAGCCCGCGTTCAAGGCGTCGCCCAGCGACCCGGACATCATCAACACGCAGTCGCGCTTCGACTTCCAGATTGTCGACTTCGACTACGACGAGGACGAGGACGATCGGGATTGGAATGGCGCCCGCGTCTCCGACTACTACGTGTTCTTCAAGCAGTACCCGGACGGCAAGAAGACCGACACCTGGCTCAACGAGCGCTCCAACGCCTTCGCCATCCTAACGGCGCTCATGGGCCACACGCCAGAGGACGGCGAGGACATCGACCTCGAGTCCCTGATCGGCAAGCGGATCAAAGCGACGGTCACGCCGAAGGCGAGCGGCTGGCCCAAGATCACCAAGCCGCTGCCGTTCAAGAAGCGCCGCAAGAAGGTGGAGCCGGCGCCTGTCGCGGACGATGACGACGCCTTCGATGACGAGTAGCAGCAGCAGCATCTAGCCGCTCGCGGCTTCATCCGAGGGGAGCAGACAGAGAGGCACGCTGCTGCTCCCCTCCACTGAGGCCGGGACCGCGAATCACACAAGGGATATTGCCTCATGGTGTGTACGTGCAATGCCGATTTTGGTATAATGAGAAGACAACACAAAACGAGAGCCGGCGGCGCCTGCTACAACGCCATCCGACTCTCTGACCGACCCCTTGGTCCTAGCAAGGAGCGGCTGATGGATACTATTGTATTCCATTCCCCCCATTGTCAATATTCACCGTCCACAATTGAGCGAACGTGCCGAGGTGCAGCATGAGCACGAGTAGTGCTGTCACCATCGGCGAGGCGTTCGATGCACTCGGGTATGCGCTCAAGGACAGCGAGACCGTCTGCATCGTCACGATCACGGGATCCCGTGTCACCAGCGCTCCACTTGAGAGCGTGGCCGATACTCCGATTCCAGCGAACACGTACTTCTCGACCGGCACGTTCCGCAAGGGCACGACGTTCACCGCGAAGGGTGACCGCGCGGGCAAGAACGTCCGCCGTATCCTCGAGCTGCCGTTCGACTTCGACCTCAAGGACTTTCTGAACACCAGCAAGGAAGACCTCTACGATCTGTCGGACGATGAGCTCCAGGTGTACATCCGGCCGATGCAGGACGCGATCGAGGACGTGTTCGCCAAGATCGGCCTCCCTATTCATCGGCTCGACTACACCGGCTACGGCATGTCGGCGCACGTCGACCTTCCGGTTCACGGCGCCGACCACGTGAAGACGCTTCGTGAGTACCATGCTGGGATTGTCCGGAAGATCAACAGTATCTTCGGCGCGACCTTCGCGGATCCGCAGGTGAGCGATGCGGGCTCCCGGATCATGAGGTTGGTCCCATGTGAGAACGTCGGGACGTACAGCGACTTTCGGCCCGCTTCACCTCGCCAATCCCAGACCCTCTATCGGCGTGACGGCTACGTGAACGAGACGATGCTTGAGTCCGCCGCCGGGGCAATTGCATGGAAGGGCCAGCCCGTTGACGTCCCTGCGAGTGGCGAGCTGCTCAGTCAGGCCGATGCTCAAGAGATCATCGACGCCTATGCGCCGTATCACCAGCTCGGGCAGAAGCACTTCATGGCTCTCGGGATCGCGGGACAGTTGGGCAAGGCCGGCGTTCCTGAATCCCAGGCGCTCAAGATCGTCGAGGCGATCTCCGTTGATGATCAGAAGCCGTGGGATCGACGCAAGGCCGTCGAGGACACGTACGAGAAGATCCGGCAGGGTGTCGAGGTCTCCGGCTTCTATCGCCTCAAGTCGATCGTCCCTGACGATGTGATTGCACGCGTGGACGAGACGTTGGATAAGGCCCGCGCCGCTCGTGGGCCACGCCTTACGTTCATCCGGGATCGACAGCACGATGCCGAGGCGCCGGTGAGGCTATTCGATCCGCCGCTCCCTCCACGAGAAGCGTTCTACGGGTGGCACGGTCGTTATCTCGACCTGGTGTATCCAACCACCGCGGCCTCACCGGCCTTTCACCTTGCAGCGTCCACCACGCTGCAAGCCGCCATGATCGGCCGCCGCATCTGCACGATCTACGCAGGGAGTCGCGTTTTTCCGTGTCAGTACGCCCTTGTCGTCGGCCCCACCGGGTCATCGTTCAAGGACACCGCCTACTACCGCACGCGCGACATGATCGAGTACGCGCAGAACAAGGCCGGTCATGACCAGACGCTTCTCAATACCCCGTTCAGCATCGTCAACGACGTTGCCTCTCGCGAGGGGTTGATCCGATCACTTTCCCGCCACAACAACATGTACCTGTTCGCGACCGAGATGACGTCGATCCTCAAGAATGCCTCGCGGGAGGCGACGTCGACCCTCCTGGATGCCCTCATCAACATCTGGGACTCTCCCTCGATGATCCAGAACAACAGCATCGCGGCCGCGCAGGACGGAACCAACATCGCCTATGAGCCCACCCTGAACATCTACGGCGGCATCCAGCCGCTCCGGATGGCCGAGCAGATGACCGAGACGATGATGACGTCTGGACTCGGCAACAGGCTCGCAATCTTCATGGGGAATGGGCGCGGCAGGCTCCCTATCACCCCACGCATGGACCAGGACGGTGCGGCTGCCCTCTACCACGAGCTCAAGCGCAAGATCCAGGACTATCCCGATCGGTTCGAGTTGGAGATGTCCGATCGCGCGAAGCCTCGCTGGATCGACTGGTTCATGGCCGTCCCGGAGGAAACCGAAGAAGTCGCGAACGACATGAAAGTTCGCTACCCGGTGATGATCCAGAAATGGGCGCTGATGTTCGCCGTGAGCGATGGTGCTCGGGTCGTTGATCTCGAGCATATCGATGCTGCGATCTCGCTCGGTGACTGGATGTGGGAGTGCGTGAAGCAGTCCATCTCGTCATGGGGGACCAGCACGGAGCGCAAGATCGAAGAACGCATCATGACCGTGCTGCGTCAGCGGCAGCCGATCTCCAAGCGTGTCCTCACGCAGTACGTGCGAGGCAAGTGGACCTCGCGTGAGGTCGCTCAGGTGCTCCGGTCCCTCGAGGAACTCCATCAAATCACGTACTCCACGGACAAGAAGGTCATCTGCACAACCGAGTTTGCCGAGCGACAACAAGAGGGGGGGAGGAACGTGTCATGAGACAACAGACCTTCTCCCTCTCCGTCACCCTCTCCGCTGCTCGAAGTGTTGAAGGTGTTGAAAGCGTTGAAAAACGAGTTTCAACACCTTGGAGCGGTCGTTTTGCCCGAAACGACGGGGAATTTTTCTCGGTGTCGGCCGAGTGTAGAAATGTTGAAACATTTTCTGCCCCCCTCGCTTGGACCAATCCGTCTTCAACATTTCAACATCACGAGATCATCACGCCAAAACCCCCGTAGTTTCGGGCAAAACCATGACGTCCGGGTGTTGAAAACCCCGTTTCAACACGTTTCAACATTTCAACAATCCAGATGAAGAAGTCCTAAAACCCTAGGGCTCAAGCTCGCCCTATACCCGAATCGAGGCGCACGATGCCAAACCTCAGACTTCCGATACCTGATCTCTCCGACGATGACGCAAAACATAAGCGGGAGAAGCGAGGGGCACGGCGCTCGGCTCGACGGAAGGAGGATCTTGCATCTGCCCCAATACCTGCCCACAGCTGTTCGACGTGTGCGAAGTGGCGGGACGCTGATGGCCAGTGGGGCGAGTGCGATGCCGCCGTTGTCGTGGCGACGCACGTATCAGCGGAGAAGTACCCACCGAACGGACTTGACGCAGGTGTGGTTGTCGGTCGCGCCGATGACGCCTGGTGGTACGCAATGGCGTTCGGCAAGGCGACCAGGCTTAGAACCCACCGGACATTTGTGGCGTGTTTTCAATACGAGCCAAAAGGGGCCGATAGCCCGGTGGAATCCCGGCCACGAATCACGCTGCTGGAGCGTGTCCGGACAACCAGGTAAACAACGTGAGCGGAGATCAAACCATCATGAACTCAAACACTCAAACCCTCATCGACAAGTTCCTGAAGAGTGCCCGCAACGCCTACAACGCGAAGAACCGCGCCCAACGAGAGGCGGCGCAGACCTTTCTCATCAAGCGAGCAGATGAGCTGCGGGAGCGGCGGGACGCGCTGTACCAGAAGCTCGAGCGCCGCTGGGACGCGCTTGACGCTGATCCGGACATGCCGAACTACGAAGCGCGTGAGACGCGCACGATCGACATGCTCCACGAGTACGAGGCGATCTGCGATGCGTTGTCTCGTGGCCTTGTGCTCTGGCTTCACGAGGAAAGTGAAGAGCACCAGCGCCTTGCCGCTGTGGAAAGGCTGGTCGCGTGATGATGGCGAGCACACCGATCGCCATTGGCGGCGAGACGTTCCCGACCAAGCAGGCGCTCAAGCAGTTCCTGTCAGAGAGCCTCAAGAACACCAGCCTGGGGGCACGGGTGAGCCGGCGAGCGGCCAGCGTGCTCCGGGAGCTCATCGAGTTCCACCCGGACGCGGAGCGGAAGATCGGAGACGGCATCGTCGGGATCACCGTGAGGACGCTGTACGTGGGGCCCGGCAAGGGCATGGGGAGGTCGTTCTTCATCGAGCGCCTCGATGGAACCAGAGTCGACTTCAGCTTCCACAAGTGCCTGAGCGAGATCAGTGGGACCGGCTTCCGGGAGCGGGAGGTAAAGAACAAGCTCCGGGCGATGGTGGCGGCGGACATCGCGGCGTACCGGAGTGAGTTGCCTGACGTCACTGAATGTGCGCTCACCGGACGCTCCATCCGCCGGGACGTCGCGCATATCGACCACGCGTACCCGTGGACCTTCTCCAAGATGATCGAGCGGTTCCTGGTGCAAGAGCGGCTGACGTGGACCACGTTCCCGATCGGGCCCTCGGGAGATGCGTGGATCGGTCGCATCGTGACTGATGCCGGCGTTGCTCACCGATGGCGTGAGACGCATCGCTTCCGCAGTCACCTGCGACCCGTTGACCCTGACGTCAATAGCAAGGTGGGCGAGCGGGATCCTGCCACCGTGGAGATCGTCCGGGGGCCATTCAACGACTGGGTGGAGGACAACAGGCGAACGTGCCGCGGCAAAAGCGTCGCCGACAAAGAACGTCAGCGCGAATTCATGCTGCCGCGCATCACCGAGGTGTTCTGGGCCCATCAGAAGTTTCTCCGATCCATCACCCATCAGCACGAGATGCTCGCTGAGAGGCTCACTGGTGATCTGGAAGACGAGTGGTTCGAAGCACTGCTCACCTTCCTGCAAGACGAGAAGGCGGCGTAACTCCCATGGGTCTGCTGCTGAACGGCAAGAGCGTCGAGGCGCAATCCAAGCCCATCCCCGCGAAACCAGACGCCGCGGCGACGGAGCGTATCGCCATCTTCATGCGATTGGTGGCACTCAACCTCGAGGCTCGACGTGAGCTTGCGGAGGCCGTGAGACGTCTCCGCAAGCTCGAGGGGGATTTGGCGAATCCAGAGCTTCGGGACCACCCGCGGCGACCCGAGGCGACGCGGCGTCTTCCGAAGCGAGAAGCCGAAGAGCGGGACGCTGTGATCAAGCTCGCGGAGGCCAATACGCAGCTTGCTCGATGCTGGGAGACGATTCCGCCCGCGGATAAGAACAAGTTCGCCCTCACGACTGTTATCGGGGCGGATCCGGAGGCCAGCATCGACATGGTGCTATGGACCGACGACCGAGGCCTGGCGCTGATTGTCCCGTTCCCGGAGGACTGGAGCGTCCCGCACGACATTGCACACAGAGCCTTTGATCCCGAGGGACCGGCCAGCCGGAAGTCGTTCTACACCAGACAAGAGCTATTAACCGCGGAATACGCGCCCTTCTAAACGGGTGCTGCGGGCGCTCCGGAAGATCACCGGACGCCCTGCGGCCTAGGCGACATAGCCCAAGGGGATACGCCCCCGGAAAGGACCGACGATGACCACGACGCCACACCCTATCCCCGTCACGACCCTCGAGGACCTCGCGCCCTTCCTGGCCCCTGGCGACACGATCACCGCGCCGCCGTGTGTGTATCCCCTGCGCGTCCTGCAGCTGCATGAGCATCCGGGCTGGAATGCCACGGTCGTGCGGGCCGCGTGCCGGCTCCCGGACGGCGTGAACGAGGCGTACCGCGACCTGCTGGTCATCAACGGGACGCTGCTGACGGTCGACGCATTCGCCCGTGGGCCGGTCTACCAGCCGGTCCGGGTGCATCGGGATAGTCAGGCGAGACAGCTCGCCATGTTTGGAGAGATCGCATGAGCCGGCACGATCCGCCCACCACGATGGACCCGCGAGCATGGGCGTTGTGGCATGTCCGGGGGGACGTTGAGCGGGGATACAGCACCGACATGATTGCGGATGGCCACCACGGCAGAAGCATCCCGCCGCGCTTCCACGGATTCAGTGTCAGGATCTCCACCGGAGATGACATCTGGTACGGCGAGGAATACCACGGAACAGGCGGCATGCTGCGGTGGCCACACCGTCTCCGTGTCCGTCACACCGAGATTGGCGTGGTGCTGGATGATCGCGTCGCCGCCACCTTCCGGATCACTGACCTGGCTCGCGAGATTCGCAGCGGGCTTACGCAAATCAGCATGTTTGGAGAGATCGCATGAGCCAGACGAGCAGAACCAGCACCAACGAGCACCTACAGGCGATTCACGCAGAGTGCAGCGGATTCGTGGACGGTGAACCGCCTGATCTGGAGGTGATCATCCAGCACGCCGAGGCGCTGGCCGCGCGGGTCGAGCGGCTGCAGGAGGCTTTGCGGGTGGCGGCTGCGCTGGCCGACATGCGGGGTAAGCAGATTTCTCCCTACTACCCGAGTGTGCTGTGCGGGCAGGGACAGAGCGAATTGGGCCTCCAGCCAGGCGATATGCCTGACCTGCCGAACAACGACGGGAGCAACGGACGATGAGCACCATCTACCTCGCCGCCCGGTTCAGCCGGCAAGCCGAAATGCGGACCGTCCGCGACCGCCTCGAGACAATGGGCCACACCGTCACCTCCCGCTGGATCACCGGCGTGCACGACGACACCACCGAGGGCGGGCTGGACGGCGCGACGCTGGCCCGGTTTGCCCAGGACGACCTCTCCGACATCGACGGTGCTGAGCTGGTCGTCGTGTTTACCGACCAGCCGAGCACGAAAGGTGGAATGTGGGTCGAGTTCGGGTTTGCGATGGGGCGGGGCATCCCGGCTGTCATCGTGGGGCCAGCGGCGAACCTGTTCTGCCACCTGACCCGGTGCTACCCCGATGCCGAAGCGTTCCTGAGCGCGATGGAGGACCAGCCATGACCACCATGGACCGCATCGCCGCGCACAAGCGGGCAGGGACGCTGTACAGCTGGGTCATGGCCCCGTACAGCGATCGGGAGGTTGTTGTGCTCGCAGTCGTGGACGTGTCCGGCAAAGGTCGCTTCCAGCCCACCACCGCCAGCGGGATCACCTGGGAGGCAGCCATGCGCGACCTCGCCGACCAGTGCGACGCGCTGCCGGGGGCGGGACGAGTGAAGGTGAGGGCAGCATGAGCAGTCTCATCCTGACCGAGACGCCGACAGAGCGGTCGCAGTGGTATGCCAAGACCCGTCTTGATGCCAACGATCTTGCTGATCGACATGAACATTGTCGAGATATGCACATGCAGATGGCACGTGGGTATATCGCAATGACCTGGACCGTTTGCGCATTGAGGACCCGGAGGAATATGCCCAGTGGGATCGCGATGCCACGATTGGGGAGCACGTTGAGATGGCGCGCTGGCACAACCGCGTTGCGTGGCTGATTCGCTGGCATGACCGCACCCGGCCGCGGCAGCTGGACATGTTTGGAGCAGCAACATGAACAGCAACAGCAACGACCTCCCCATCCACGCACGGAACATGCAGATCCTTCTCGCCTCACGACGGATGCGTGTCTGGGATCTTGCGAGAGTCACCGGCCTAACACCTGCCACACTCCACAGCATCATGTCGGGCCGGACACGAGATCCGCGCGTGAGCACGATGCGCCTCATTGCCAAGGGGCTCGGAGTGCATGTCGGCGCATTGCTCGACCTCGATGGTGTCCGCGTGGTCACGTCCGTTCCTGAGATTACGCAAGACGAGCAGCACGTTATTGACGCACTGCTGCAGGAGCAGACGCTATGAGCAACAAGCAGGTCACGGTCACGGCGTTCCCGGACAATGCCGAGCCAGTTGAACTGCCCGGGGAGTCCACCGGCATCTACGACGGCCCGGTGACGGTGTTCCCAGCGAGGTTCAACGACAAGGAACATCTCGCCCTCGCATGGGACCGCAACGACGGCAAGAAGCAGGTCGTGTTGCTTGATCGTGAGGATGCGGTTCGTGTCTACCCGGTGCTGTACTGGTGGTTGAGCAAGGAGCAGGGCAAATGAGCAATGATGTCACCTGCCCGAGTTGTGGTCATCACTTCCGCGTCGGTTTCGATCCAAAGTGGGCAATGCAGATGCGTGCCCGCAGACAGGAACTCGGTCTCACGCTTCAAGATGTCGCGGACCGCGTCGGGTACACCAAGGTGCACATCTCCGACGTTGAGCGATGCCTGCGCGCCAAGCCGGCGAACGGCGTGAAGCTGGCGCGGTGGTATCAGGTTCTCGGGCTCTCGTCGGGTGATGTCACCGAACGGCCAGAGCATACGCCAGAGGCCGTGGGATCGCCTGAGACGCGCGAGAAGGGGCCTAGAATCGATTCTGAGGCCCCTGAACGTACAAACAGGCATCAGGAGACCTTGGAGCCATGATGGACGAAATGAGCGCCGATGAGTTCCGGGCGCGCTACGGGAACCAGCGGGGCAACAAGTACCGCGCCGAGCCCACCGTCGTGGATGGCGTCAAGCTCGCATCGAAGGCCGAGGCGCGTCGGTTCCGGCAGCTGCAGATGATGGAGCGCGTGGGCGCTATCCAGGATCTCGAGGTTCACCCGAGGTTCGACCTCATCGTGGCCGGCGTCAAGGTGGGGGTCTATACCGCGGACTTTCGCTACACCGACTGCGAGAGCAAGAAACTCGTGGTCGAGGACGTGAAGGGCGGGCGGGCCACCATCACCGAGGCGTATCGGCTTCGCAAGCGCATCGTCAAGGCCCTGTACGATGTGGAGGTTACGGAGGTGGAGGCATGACCCCGAAACAGGCCCAACGCAAGATCGCCAAAGCATTCAAATCCGCCGAAGTCGCGTATGTCGAGATCGAGGACGTCGCCCGCGAGTACCCGCTGCCCGCCGAGCTCGTGCAGGAGGTGGTTGACTGTCAGGTTGCGTGGCATCGATCGGTTAGGCGACTCAGGCAGATTGTGGAGCAGGAGGGGAAGCAGCCATGAGCGCATACCGACACGAGCGCATGCTATGGACCGATGGATTCGGCGAGACGCACGACGTTGTGCGGTTCTATGTCCCCGGAGATGAAGCGGACTGGGCCACATACGTAATCAGAGCCGATGGCTGGCTTGAACGCCTCATGGCAATGGGCCCGGTGTTCATGCGCACTGCGCGAGGATACGCAACGATCGAGCAGGCAGCGGCGGCGGTGGAAGCTGCGCATCGGGAGTGGCTGGAAAGAGATACCGAATCGTGGCGACAAGCGAGCGGCGTGCTGGCAGGCATCGACACCACCCGCCCGGCGGGCGCGGGGGGAAGGAGCGGAGTCGTGAGTGACGACTTTGACCTGATGCGAGAGATTCGGCGAGGCGGATCGGCACACATGGACAGCAGCGGCAACGCGACATTCGAGCCAGGGTCACTACATCCCTATGACCAGATGCGAGACGAACTCAAGCAACTGAGAGAGAACCAACAGCGGCTCGCTAGGCACATCCGCCATCTGCGAGGCCACCTGCAGTCTGTCGCTGGGAACGAGTACACCGAGGCCACACTCAACGCCATGGCTCGGATGGATGGCGTCGCGGAGATGCTCGAAGGCGACCACCCGCCCCATTGACACCCGACCGCCCACCATGCGATACTCGTCCCACGCACGGCCGTCACGCATTGCGGGCGGTCGAGGCATGCCGAATTCTTCCACCTCACAACCAAAGACACAGCGTCGGACTGGAAACAAGGCGGATGGAAAGGCCATCAATGCTGTTGAACGGCAACGGCGTGCGCTGGAGCTTCGCAAGGCCGGACACACCTTCCAGGAGATTGCTGACCAGCTCGGATGGAAAGGGCCGCAGGGCGCGCACAACGCCGTGATGTCGGCCCTGAAAAAGACGCTCCAGGAACCTGCCGACGAACTCCGCACCCTCGAACTCGAACGCCTCGACACGATGCTCAATGCGCTTTGGCCCGCCATCCTCCGCGGTGACCGAGGCTCGCCCCGTGCAGCTGAGGTCGCGCTCAAGATCATGGACCGTCGCGCCGCGCTCCTCGGACTCGATGCCCCCAAGCAGGTCGAGGATCACCGTACCGTTACCGTCACCCTCATGGCTGAGCAGCTGGCTCAAGAGACCGGACTCGACAAGAACGAGATTCTGGCCGAGGCTCAGCGCATCGTCGCTGCGGCTGCCGCCACCGGAGCGAGTGACTGATGGTTGCCACGCCCGTGCTCCCTGTGGATGAGGAGGCACTGCGCCTCGCCGTCGTGTCGTTGCAGCACAAGCGCAACAACGACCCGTGGATTGGCCCCAACGGCGCCGCTCGTCCCAAGCAGATCCCGCCGTCGGGAGACTGGCGGACGTGGCTCATTATGGCGGGGCGTGGGTTCGGCAAGACGAGGACAGGCGCGGAGTTCATCCGGCTCCGTGTCCAGTCTGGTGTGGCGAAACATGTCATCATCGCCGGTCCTACCGCCGCCGACATCCGGGACATCATGATCGAGGGTGAGTCGGGGCTGGAAGCGGTCTGCGAGCGCGCCGGATTCGGCATGACCTACGAGCCGTCCAAGCGACGCGTGACGTTCGCTAATGGCGTCCGGGCCATCCTCGTCAGTGCCGACGAGCCCAAGCGATTCCGCGGTCTCCAGAGCGATACCGTATGGGCCGATGAGATCGCGTCCTGGCGATACCCCGAGGCGTGGGACCAGATGGTATTCGGGAACCGCCTCGGCAACGATCCCCGCCGTGTCGCCACCACCACACCTCGACCGATTCAACTCCTCAAGAAACTTATCGCCAACCCGAGGACCGTCGTGACCCGAGGGTCAACCTTCGAGAACGTCGACAACCTGGCTGAGGATTTCATCACTGAGGTTCGAGACGCCTACGAGGGCACGACGCTGGGGCGACAGGAGTTGCTAGGCGAGCTCATTGAGGACGTGGAGGGCGCGCTGTGGAAGCGGTCGATCATCGACACATCCCGCGTTACCACCGAGGACGTGCCAGCCATCAAGCGTATGGCGGTTGCGGTGGACCCGGCCACAACCTATGGCGAGAACTCCGACCAGACCGGCATTGCGGTCGCGGGGCTCGGGACTGACGGCGAGTACTACGTGTTCCACGGATCGGGACACCGCATCAGCCCGAACGCCTGGGGCACGATGGCGGTCAGCTTGTATGACGAGATGGATGCTGACGTGATTGCCGCAGAGTCCAACCAGGGCGGCGAAATGGTGAAGCAGACGATTCTTAACGCGTGTGGGCCGCGCCCGATCCCGCCCAAGATCACCCTGATACATGCAAGCCGGGGCAAGATGGTGCGCGCTGAGCCGGTAGCCGCACTCTACGAGCAAGGCAAAGTCCATCACGTCGGTATGTTCCGCGAGTTGGAGGACCAGATGTGCGGATTCCCGGTGAGCGATGAGAACGACGACATGGTGGACGCACTGGTACATGCGTTGGTGGCATGTGGCCTCAAGCGATACACCCGGATTGGAGGCGTCTAGATGGATCAGCCCGAAGCCCTCGCGTGGGCCGTCGCGGAGTTCGCCCGCAAGCCCAACGACACGTACCACCTGTACCATCGCTACCTCAGCGGTGACCAGCCCCTCGCGTTCGCCACCGAGAAGTTCAAAGAGGCGTTCGGCACGGTGTTCAAGGAGTTCGCCTACAACCTCTGTGAGACGGTCGTGGACGCCCATACCGATCGCATGGAGATCACCGGCTTTGGCTCCGACGATGATGACGCCATGCGTGAGGCACGGCGCAAGGCCATCGAAGCAGGCCAGGAGATCGAGGCGTCCGAGCAATCCCTCGCCCAGCGAGCCCAGGACATCTGGGACGCCAACAACATGGACGAGCGCGCCGGCCAGGTGCATGCCGACATGTTCGCCTACGGTGACGCCTACGTGATCGTGGACGTGATCGATAACCAGCCGGTGATCTGGCCGGGCAAGCCCACCGAGATGCGGATTGCCTACTCCGACCAGCGACCGGGCCAGCGCATTGCCGCGGCACGTCTCTGGGGCGAGGGTACGCTGTGGCGGCTGAACGTGTGGACGGAGACCGAGCTCGCGAAGTACCAGGCACGTCGCACCAAGGACGCGAAGGACTACCCGCAGAAGGCAAGCGAGTGGGAGCCGTACAGCGAGCAACCCGAGCCGATCCCTAACCCCATCCCCGGCATCGTGCCGGTGTTCCACTTCGGCAACAACGCCCGCGTCAACGACTACGGCGTCTCCGAGCTCCGCAGCGTGATCCCCCTGCAGGATGGCGTCAACAAGACGGTCACCGACATGATGGTGGCGATGGAGTTCTACGCGTTCCGGCAGCGGGTGTTGCTGGGCGTGTCGCTCGACCCGAACGACGAGCAGGCCAAGCAGATGCTGGAGAATTTCCAGACTGGCCTCACTCGCATGATCTACCTCGACGGGGCGGACGGCAAGCTGCCCTCCATCGAGGAGTTCAGCGAGACCAACATCAAGCAGTACATCGACGTGATCGAGCGGTACGAGAAGAAGGTCGCGATCATCACAAAGGTGCCGCGCAACTACTTCGGCCAGCGCAATGCCGACGCCATCTCTGGCGAGTCCAAGCGCATGGACGACACGCCGTTCACCAAGAAGATCGAGAAGCGCGAGAAGGCGGCCGGCTCGGTGTGGTCTGAGGTGCAGACCTACGCGCTGCAGGTGACCGGGGCACCAGCGCAGCCGGGCGATCTCCGCGTCAACTGGGCACCGGCGGACCCGATGAGCGACATCGAGGAGTGGACGCTCGCCGGGATGAAGAAGGGCAACGGCATGCCGTTCGAGCAGATGCTCAAGGAAATGGGCTACGAGCCGGAGCAGATTGCGGCCATCCAGCAACTCAAGCAACGGGAGGCGGAGGAAGCCATCGAGCGCAACCGCCGGCAGTTCGACATGGGCAACGGGCCGGACGGTCGACCGTCTGACGCCTTCGCGGTGAACGGGAGCCAGAACTAGCCCATGGCTGACCGCTCCGCCATCACCGCCGCCATCTCCGAAGGCAAGCAGCGCATCGGTGACCTCGACTCCGAGACCCGTCGCCGCCTGGCCCAGCGCTACGCCCAGACGTGGCTCAACGTCGAGGCGGAGTTGCGCTTCACGGACTACCAGCTACGCGCCCTGCGCGTTACCGAGTGGTTCACCGAGGATGGCCGGCTCACGGAGTACGGCGAGGTTGCATTCCGTCAACAGCGCCTCGAACGACTCTTGCCGATGATTGAGGACGAGTACCGGCGCACGGCCAACGTGGCGCTCTCGGACCTCAACGACATGCAGCGGCAGGCCGTCAGCATCGGCACGCAGACCGCTGGCACGATGAGCATGGAGGCCGGGGTCGGGGCAGCGCTCAACGTGGAAGCCTACGAGCGCATCGTCGCCGCCACGGATCCCGGCTCGCCCCTGCGGCTCGTGCTGGACCGCTACGGCATCGAGGCACGGGAGGCCATCGCCCGGCATCTCATCGAGGGCATGATTGCCGGCAACGGCATCGAGGACATCATCGAGGCGATCCGGGGCGAGATCGGGGACGGCGTGCCACGGTGGAAGCTGGCGGCCATCAGCCGTACCGAGGCCATGCGGGCGTTCAGGGGCAGCCTCGGTGCGTCCTACGAGGCGATGGGCGTGCAAGAGGTCCAATGGACCGCGTCGCTCTCGCAGCGGACGTGTAAGGCGTGTCTCGCGATGCACGGGCGGCGGTTCCCGGTGACGTACGAGATGGAGTCGCACCCGCAGTGCCGGTGCGTGCTGACGCCGGTGGTCGAGGGGATCGGCGGGCCAACAGGTGACGAGTGGTTCCGGATGCAACCGGAGGCGTGGCAGCGTGAGCAGCTGGGCAAGGCGTATCCGTTGTACCAGTCGGGCGTCATCGACCTGGCAGCGTTCGTGGGGCGGCGACGCTCGAGAATCTGGGGGATGAGTGTCACCGAGCGGTCGATAACGGACGTGATGGAGAAGGTGGCATGACCGAGTTTGAAGGGCTCCGCTTCCGTGCCATCCGTAACCCTGAGTCCGGCACCCTGCGCTACGAGGCCACGCCGGAATACGAGGCATGGCTGAAACAGCAGATTGCCCGTGCCGAGGCTGACGAGATGACGGTGGATCGATGGATCGTCGGCGGCATGGTGGGGAGGCTGGTCCGGCGTAACGGTGGCCCCGTGGAGATCGAGCCGTGTGACCCCGCACACGACGGCGAGCTGGTGATTCACGAGGAGGGAGACTAGATGCACGAGTGCCGGTGCCCACACTGCAACAAGCTCTTCGTGAAGCTGCGCCTCGTCGCGGCAAAACACGTTGAGGTCGAGGTGTGGTGCGATCGGTGCCGGCGCATGGTGATGATTCCTGTTACTCGCCGTGCGGCGTGACAAATCCCGTGCAATAGCGTGATATAATCAGGACAACGCAAGATTGGCGTGAACACGCCCGGACCGTACTGCCGTGAGGGACACCGATCCCCGTGCAGCATGGTCCGGGCGTTTCTGTTTGTCCCAGGAGGACACCGTGACGGACCAGCAGCAGGCGCAGGACGCCAGCACCGACGTTGAGGCGCAGGACGCCACGACCCAGGACGAAGCGCAAGAGTCGCAGCCCACGGGGTTCGATGCGCTGCCCAAGGAGACCCAGGACGAAATCCGGGCGCTCCGCCGCGAGAACGCCAAGTACCGCAAGGCGGTCAAGGAGTTCGAGGACTCGCAGAAGTCCGACCTCGAGCGTCTGACCGGCGAGCGGGACGAGTTCAAGACCGAGTATGAGCGGGCGATGTCCGAGCTCCGGGATCTCAAGACGCAGGGCGTCTTTACCGAGGCGGCCGCCAAGGCAAACGCTCGGGCACCAAAGACGCTGTACCGGGCCTATCGCGACCAACTCAAGTACGACGACGACGGCAACGTCACCAATCTGGAAGAGGTGATCGCGGCCGCCAAGCAGGATGAGCCGGACCTGTTCAAGCCAAGCACCGGCCATTCCGATGCCGGACGTCCTGGAGACAGCACCGGCGACAAGCCGACGATCAACAGCTTCTTCCGCCAACTGGCGGGGAAAGAGTAGACAGAAAGCAGGGAACCCATGGCGTACGACTCCCTGACGACGCGTGCTGACGTTCAGGCAATGATCCGAGAGCAAGTCTCGGATGTCATGCTGTCTGGGCTCCAGACCTCCAGCGCCGTCCTCAACAACTTCACGCGGATCAACGTCCCGACCAACCAGACCCGGTTCCCGGTGCTGGCGGCGCTGCCTGACGCCTACTGGGTGAACGGCGACACCGGCCAGAAGCAGACGACCGAGGCCAGCTGGGAGAACAAGTACCTCAACATCGAGGAGCTTGCCGCCATCGTCCCGATCCCGGACAGCGTGCTTGCCGATGCGTCGTTCGACATCTGGGGCAGCATCCGCCCGCTGGTTGAGAACGCCATCGCTCGCAAGCTCGACCAGGCCGTGTTCTTCGGCGTGAACAAGCCGGACAGCTTCCCCGTGGCCATCGCCCCGGCTGCTGTTGCGGCGGGCAACGTGGTGGCCCGTGGCACGACCGCGGCCAACGCTGGCGGCATTGCCGAGGACATCAACCTGCTTATGGGCGAGCTCATCGAGGACGGCTACATGCCGACCGCGTTCGTGGCGAACCCGACCTATCAGACGCGGCTCCGCTCCGCCCGTGACACCACCGGGCAGCTGCTGGCCGACGTCGGTGGCAGCGCCAACCAGATTTGGGGACTCCCCACCTCCTACCCGATGCCGGGCCTGTGGCCCACGGGCAACGACGCGGCCGAGCTCTTCGCGCTGCAGCGGGAGAACTTCATCGTCGGCGTGCGCCAGGACTTCACCGTCACGGCGTCGAACCAGGCGGTGATTCAGGATGGCACCGGCGCTATTGTCTACAACTCGTTCCAGCAGGACATGACGCTCTTCCGCATCGTGTTCCGGGCTGGCTGGGCCGTCTCCAACCCGATCAACTACCAGGAGGAGACCGAAGCTGACCGCTACCCGGCCGCCGTCCTGCGCAGCCCCGCCGGCTAGAAGAGGAGCGCTGATTCATGGCTAAGTCCCCACTGACGCAAGTGATTTCCGTCCCGGCCGCGCCGGTATCCACGGCCGCCAACGACCTCAACACCGTCCTCTTCGTGGCGCCGTTCGCGGGGACCGTGACGTCGGTGTCCTACGCGCCTACCGCTGACATCACCGGCGCCGCGACCAACAACCGCAAGGTCTCGGTGGTGAACGCGGCTGACGACGGCGACGGCACGACCGAGGTGGCCGAAGAGCAGTTCGTGAGCGGTGTCAACGCATCGCAGTACGCGGCGCTGGCCCTCACCCTCGCGAGTGACGCCGATGACCTCGAGTTCGCCGCTGGCGACGTGCTCGTCTGGAAGTCCACCCACATCGGGACCGGCATCGCGGATCCCGGCGGCACCGTGACCGTCACGATCAGCCGGAGCTAGCGATGAGCGAGGAGGAGCGGGCGGCGGCGTACCGCCTCCAGTACGCGCGACGCAAGGCCTTTCAGGAGGCACAGGACGACGCGCTCGCTGGAGATGACGATGCCCTCGCCGCGCTCACCGAGCGCTGGCAACCCATGATCGACTTCGTGAAGGAGGGCCCCGATGTCGGAGAACGAGACGAACCCGAATCAGAGGGCGGACAGCGCATCAACTGACGAGTACGTGGATGTGGTTCGCCCCGATGGAAAGCCGTCTCGCATCACCCGCGCGGCCTTCCGGGGGATTTACCAGTACCGCGGGTGGAAGCTGGCTGACGACAAGCCGGCCCGCAAGACGACTCGCAAGCGCACCACACGGAAGAAGGCAAGCTGATGGCTGCCACGGACCCGATCACCAACGAGGTGCAGGCCCAGACGCTCATCGAGAACGCTGTGGCCTGGGACACCGATCCCGTGCTCACGGCGGATCAGGTGGCGCTGCTTGTAACGATGGCCACCTCGCAGGCGGACGACGATTCCGACCAGTGGACGGTCAGTGACCTCAACCGCGTCGTGTCGCTCGGGTGGAACTGGAAAGCCGCGGCTACCGCCTCGTCATTCAAGGTCGGGGTAGGCCCGGGCAAGACGTTCGACCTGCAGCAGCAGTACGAGCATTGCCTCCAGATGGCAGCGGCCTACGGCAACGGCACGCTCTCGGTGGTCGGTTCCGCCGACGCCAGCGACGGCACCGCCAGGCTCGGCGCCAAGATCGGGACGCTCACCATGACCTCGGTGATGAACACATGAGCACCGCTGACCGCCTCTCTGGCATCGTGATCGGGCTCCGGCCCCTACACGACGATCTGGCCCTCCCGGACACCTGCGACATCGAGCGCGAGACGGAGACGCGGGACAGCCGCGGCAACATCGTCCGGACGTGGGGGACACACCTGGAGAACATCCGGTGTGCGCTCGACGTGGCGGGCCAGATGGGCCGTGAGTACGTGGTGGGGAGCGTGGAGTCCACGGAGGCCACGTACATCATCACGGTTCCGTACGACACCGACGTCACGGACAACGACCGGGTGGTGATTGGCGATCGCAGGTTCAACGTGATCACGGCGCGGCAGGGGGAAGGGTACGAGATTGCCCGGACGCTCGAGTGCCGGGAGGTGTTCGCCTGATGGCCTCCGCCACGCTCAGCGTTCGCTCCAATCTCTTCCCGCGCATCGCCGCCCGGTTCCCGGTGGCGGCGGCTGGCGCCACCAACCAGGCGATTGCCCGGACCATTGAGGTTGCTGACCCGCTCACCCCGGTTGATACCGGCGCGCTGCGGGGTAACAAGGTGATCCGAGCTGCAACCGGCGGCGATCCATCAGGCGAGATTCACTGGGCGCAGCACTACGCGGGGTATCAGGAGTTCGGCACCGTGCGCGGCATCGTCGGCAAGCGCTACGCCCGGCAGGGGGCACAGGCCGGCGCGGCGCTGTGGCTGAATGAGCTCTCGCGGCTCGAAAGCGAGTTGCTGTGATGTTCGGTGCCGAGATTGCCGCCGTTGCCGTCTACCAGGCGCTCGCGCCCGACGCGACGATTCAGGCCGCGGTCGACAACCGCATCCTCGCCATCGAGATCGTGCCGGAGGGCGTCGGGACACCCGCGGTGCTCCACCATCCGACCGGCAGCACCTACGAGGGGCCGATCTCCGGCCCGGCGGCAATGGAGCGGGTGCTGTACGCCGTGCGGCTCGTCTGTGAGGGCATCAGCACCGATCCGATCTGGGCAGCGGCCGAGCGCCAGATGGCGATTCTCGACGGCAACCAGTTCGCCGTCGTTGTGAACGAGGAACAGTACACGGTGGGCTTCACCGCTACGGGCGAGACGATCCCCACCACGGTCTATGAGGACGGGAACTACTACCGCCTCCTCGGCACCAACTACGACGTGGACGTCACGAAAGGATAGCGGACTATGGGACGCTCGATGACCTATCAGGGTCTCTACCTCAAGAAGGAGACCACGCCGGGGACGGCCAACACCACCGGCATGCAACGCTACCTCGGCATCGGCGGCCGGCCCGGCTGGAACGTGGAGACACAGGAGTTCCGCGCCGAGGGGTACAAGACCAACACGACCTCGCAGCCGCTCATGGAAACCGGCCAGCACACCATCAACACCCTGCAGGACTACAACGCCCTGTTGCCGGTGCTGGCGTCCGTGCTGACCTATGACGGTGCCACGCAGCCCGACGCCGAGAACGCGGCCACGGCCTACGAGCACACGTTCCACCTCAACCCGACCGCGATGGACACGCTGACCACCTTCACGGGCATCTGGGGCGACGCCACGCAGGCCATCCAGATGCTGTACCTGGTGTTCAACTCGCTCTCGTTCGGGATCCAGCGCGGCTCGCTCTCCGTGGGCACCAGCGCCATCAGCAAGGAACCGACTACCGGCGCCTCGCTGCCCACCTCGCCCACCACGGTCCCCTCGCAGCCGATCCCGGCCCGCTCCTACAGCGTCTACATCGATGACGCCTGGGCGGACCTGGGCAACACGAAGGCGACGGCGGTGTACGACTGGAACCTCAACATCGGTGACAAGCTCACCACGGACGCGCCGATCGACGCCGCGGTGACCTCGTTCGCCGGCCTCATCGACAATGAGGGCGTTGCCTACGATGGCAACTTCCAACTCGGGTTCGATGCCAGCGCCGTCAGCATGATTGGCGACTACAAGGCGGGCACGCAGAAGTTTGCCCGCGTGCATTCGGTCGGTCCCACGATCGGCGGGGACGTGACCTACGAACTGGAGGTAGACGCCTCACTCCTCGTTGTGCGACCGGGGGAGATCACGTCGGCGCCGAACGCGCCGGTGGTGGTGGTCCCGTTCGATTACATCCTCGTGCCGGACGCGACGTCGGGTAACGAGCTGACCGTGCGACTGGTGAACGAAGTCGCCACCATCTAGGAGACACAACCCATGCCGAGTATCCAGCAGTTTGCTCGCGAGTCCGAGGATACCGTTCTCACGATCCGGGACATCGACATCGCCGTCACCTTCAACCCGGATCGTGTCACCGTGGGCGCGATGAAGTCTGTCGCCCAACTCGAGCGGACGTACGACTTCGGCGCCGTGGCCGGTCTGCTCGACAATCTGGTGGAGGCGTGGGACGTGACCGGCCCCCTCTATGGGGAGGATGAGGACGGCGAGCCGGTGGAGCTCGTGGCCGATGGTGAGTCCATCCCGTTCACGGAGGAGTGTCTGGAAGCGCTCGGCATGAACTTCGTGATGGAGTTCATGAACGAACTGCTCAGCAAGGCGACCGAAGGCCCAAACCCTACCAGGGCGACACGCCGCTCCCGGAAGCGATAGCGTGGGCATGGGTGAACCAGGACGCGTACGAAACGAACGTGGCTGAGGGGCTGATGGAGCCGTACCTGCCGGAGTGGCTGTCAGACTTCGCGATTGCGGAGGTGCTGAACATTCCGGTGCCAGAGGTGCGGCACCAGCCGCTCCGGATGCTGTGGCGGGCCAGCGTCGTGCTCAGGGCGCGGCAAGCGGCGGAGGCGATGCGAAAGGATCAGGGGACATGAGGATCGCGCTCCGCTGTGATCGCCACCGCCACGCCTTCTACGACCCCGACGAACAGATACTCGAGATCCACTGTCGCAAGTGCAGCAAGGAGGCGGGCAAGCCCGTCTACCACCGCTGGCGCATCAAGGACGGCGTGTTGATCGGCGCCGACGACCCCCGCCCCATTAATCACCGGACATGAACCTGCGCTATCCTAGGGGCGTCGTTCGGTGATTCGGAGGAGAGAGGGGATGCGTTGGGTACTCGTCGTGATGCTGTTTGGGCTGGTGCCGACGTCGGTGGCCGCACAGACGCCACAGGCCACACCACAGGCGACGCCGGCCGTCATTGATTGCGGGTGGATTGAGAGCTACATGACCTTCTACCGCGACGCCGTGCCGGAGCGATCCGCCGACGAGTGGCACGTCATCGAGAAATGGCGCGACGGCGGCATTAACTACGCGACGGCACGCCCTTCCGAGGCGCGCATCCTGAGCGACTTCTTCGATGAGTTTGCATCGAACCTCGAGCGTATCCCTGAGCGCATGGTGCCGCCCCCGGTGGCGGAGTACCACGACGCCAGAATCCGGCAATACAGCATCTTTGCCGCTGGGTACAACGCGGTGGTTAACGGTGACATGTTCGCCGTGATGTTCTATTCCGAGCAGGAAGAGGATGTACGTGGGGCCATCAGGGATGCCTCCGACATACTTGAGCAGGCGTGCGGAGAGCGCTGGTCGTCGCATTGGGAATAGCCCAATAACGGCCAGAATCTGATACACTAGGCACAGATTATCCCCACCGAGAACGCCTTCGAGCGCAGGGGCTGGTAACCAGCCGTCCACGCTCCGAGGCGTTTCCTCTTGGCAATCACGGCCGCTGACATCCGCGTGAAATTCTCGTCGGAAGGCGCTGGTGCTGTCCGTAGCGACATCACCGGTGTGGGCGGAGCCGTCGACGCTGTACAGGGCAAGCTCTCCTCCTGGGGCAAGAATCTCCGCACCACCGGCACCTGGCTGACAGCGGGGGTTACTACGCCGCTCGTCGCCTTTTTCACCACGGCCATCAACGGCGCTTCCTCGCTCGAACAGGCACAGGGCAAGGTCGACGCGGTGTTCAAGAACAGCGCCGACGTGGTGCAGCAGTGGTCCAAGACGACCGCCGACTCCATCGGCGTCTCGGAGACGCAAGCCCTCCAGTGGACCGGCACCATCGGCAACTTCTTCACCTCGGCGGGCATCGCGCACGACCAGGCGGCGCAGATGAGCCAGGACTTCATCACGCTCTCCGCCGACATGGCCGCCTTCAACGACGTCTCCGCCGCCCGCGCCTCAGACGCCCTTATCTCCGGTCTCGCTGGCGAGTACGACGCGCTCCAGCGCCTCGGCATCAACATCAAGGCCGCCACGGTCGAGGAGGAAGCGCTCGCGATCGCAATGGCCGATGGTCGCGAGGAGATCACCGAGAACGACCGCGCGCTGGCTCGCTACAACGTCATCATGCGGGAATCGGCCAACCAGCACGGCCAGTTCAAGCGTGAGGCGTCTGGATTCGCCGGGCAATTGGCGATCCTCAAGGCGCAATTCTCCGAGCTTGTCACCGAGATTGGCGGGCACCTCATTCCCCACGCGACGGCGTTCATCGGCGTGTTGCGGCAGTTGGTCGCGGGCATCGATGCGCTCAGCCCGTCCATGCAGCGTTGGGCCGTGGTGGCAGGGCTCGTGGCCGCTGCGCTGGGGCCGATCCTCATCGCCATTGGCCTGATGCTGCCAGGGCTCGGCGTCATGATCGGGCTCTTTGCCGCGATGGTGTCTCCGATCGGGCTGGTCGTGGCTGCCGTGGCTGCACTCGCCGTGGTGTTCCGCGGCCCGCTGATGAGTGGCCTGCGGAGAGTCGGGAGCACCGTCAAGGACGCCATCGACGCGTTCCGGGACATGTGGGACTCGCTCTCGGGGATCACGGAGATTGTCGAGCGATCGCAGGGCTTCTATGCCGAGTGGACCCGAACGGTCGAGGTTGCCACCAACGCCACAAACACGCTGAGCCGGTTCCTGTACTCCCTCGCTGCCGCGTTCGCCTCGATCGGCGGAGAGAACACGCCGGCATGGATTGCCGCTGTCTCGCGTGGGCTGATCGAAATGGCCCGAACCGTCGAGGAGCTGGTGGGCTGGTTCCAGACATTCCGGGAGCTTGGCATCAATCCGGTATCGTCGGCGTTGCTCGCGCTCGGGGCAACGTTTGAGCCGCTGATGCCGCTGATGTCCGACCTGGCCGACATGGTAGCCAACCTGCAGGACGCGTTTCAGGCGTTCATGGATGGCAACTGGTCACTCGGCTTCGCTGAACTCGGCAACGCGGCACAGGATGCGTGGGGAGCTATCCAGGCCGGCATCGGGCTTATCAGTGAACTTGCGATGCAGGTGGCCGATTGGGTGCTGAACGTCGGCGCGCCCGCCGTTGTTGGCGCCGCTCAGGACATCTGGGACGCGGTTTCTGACTGGGTGGTAAATACCGCGTGGCCAACGGTGAAGGCTACGGCAATTGCTCTCGGTGATGTCGTTCTTGACATCGGTGGTTGGGCGCGTGGCAAAGCCCCGCAAATCTGGGAGTTTGTTTCGGGTTGGGTCCGTGCGTTGATCGCGACTGCCGGGAATGTGGCAGGCGAGATCGCAGAGGCGACGCTGGACATCCTCGTGTGGGCGCGAGGGAAGGCCCCACAAGTTCGGGAGTTCGTCTCAACGTGGGTGGACTCACTGGTATCTACGGCGGGCAACGTCGCCGGAGTGATCGAATCCGCCACCGTGAACATCACGTCATGGGTGGAGGGCGAGGTTGCGGACATCACCAGTGCAATCGAGTCCTGGCTGGGCACGCCGCTCGTGCCGGTAACCGCCAATGGTGACGTGTCGTGGGGCGATGTCGGTGTCCCAGCCAATAGTTCAACCGCGCTGATGATCCGCGACAAAATCGGTGACCTCACAGTTGGTGGCATCGTTGCGACGCTCGACTTCATCGGCGAGTTTGGGAGCCTTGAGGGGGTCGCGGAGACGATCACGGGCGCGAAGGACTGGCTCGTGGGACAGGCACTCAAGGTTGCCGGCGTTGCGCTTGAGGTCAGCTTCCTTGCCAGCCTCGGCCCACTCGGGGTGAAGGGGCTCGCTGGCGTCGCTCTTGTCGTGGCGAATAACGTCGCGGACTACTTCGCCAATAACCCGCTCTCGCTGGTTGAGCTCGCCGTTGCGTTCAAAGCGATTCTCGATTCCGAGGCGTCCGACTTCGCGCTGGACATCGCCGCGATTGAGTTGGCGATTCTTGATGCGTTGGGCGTCGTGCCTGGTGCCCCGCTTCTGCTCGAACTGCCCACCACGATCAAGGCCATGTGGGATGGCGAGATCGATCTAGGCTTTACGAAAGAAGACATTGTTGAGGGCATCATCAATAGCATCGTCCCTGGTGGTGGTGCGCTAGACATCGAGTTGCCCGTCGACATCAACCCCTTCAACAACGGTGATGAGAAGGACGGCGAAGGTGGCGGCACGTCAGGATCCACCCTGTTCGGTAGCAACTGGGGTGCTAGACTCGACGGCATCATCGAGGATATGCGGTCGGCTGCGGTCGCAGGGCTTGAATCCATCCGAGGCGACATCCAGACCAAAGCCGGGGAGTGGGCTTCTGCGCTCCAGGGCGGCATCGCGCCGCTCGGCGGAATCGCGGCTACCGCCTTCGGCGCGGTCAGCACGAGCGCGACAACAGGCCTGGGGGCTGCCACGGCGGCGGTGATCGCCGGAACCGGGCAAATCCTGGCCGTGACCGTTACCAACCTCGGCAGCATGGCGGCGAGTGCGCTCGCCAGCTTCACCAGCATCCGCACAACGGCCACGACCAACACCACGGCGATGCAGGCGGGCGTCACCGCCGGTATGAACGCCATGCGGGCTACCTCCACCGCCGCTGTCGCCGGCATGCAGGCCGGGATTGCCGCCTCGATGCTCGTGATGCGGTCCTCGGCGGTCAGCAGCGCCAACGCGATGCAGAGCAGCGTCGTGGCCGCAATGACCAACATGGCGCTGCGCTCGGCTGCCGCTGTCCGATCCGGCATGGGCCAGATTCCCGGCATCATCGCCTCGGTCGGCGGGGCCGCGGCCGGCGTCGCCTTCAGTGTGGGCGCCGCGATCGGCAACGGTGTCGCCGCCGGCATGCTCTCCGCGCTCGGCACCATCCGGGCAGCGGCCAACGCCATGATCAGCGAGGCGCTACGGGCGGCACAGGCGCGCGCCATCATCGCCAGCCCCTCCAAGCTCTTTGAGCGCGAGGTCGGCGTCCACATCTCCGAGGGTGTCGCGGAGGGCATCGAGCGGGCGTCTGGCGTGGTGCAGCGGGCCGTCTCCGACATGCTCGACGTGAATGGCCTGCTCGATCGGCTCGTCTACCTCGTCAACGAGGAGGTCATCGGCGCCGTTCGCAACTCCATCCCCGAGGCCGGCACGTTCAGCAACCCGTACACGATCGGCCTGCCCGGCACGGCTGGCCGCCGCTACCCCACGCAGTTCGACAACCGCGTGATCTTCGAGGCCGGCAGCATCGTCCAGCGTGAGGGCGAGAGCACCCCGGAACTGGCGGAGCGCATCGCCAGCCTCATCGCCAAGATGCAAAACCGTGATCTGGAGACCGTTATCGGAGGGTCGATGGTATGAGCCGCCTAGGGTATCGTCCCACCACACGCGCCCAGGGTGTTGGCGAGATGGCCGGGGACACCACCCGCGCCAGCATCCTCGGCAGCTTCCAGGCTGCGACGTGGGTCACGTCCGTGTCGTGGTGGGGTGGCCGCAGCACCAGCACCAACGGCTCCGCCGGCCCCGCCATCTACGCCGTGTCCGGCTCCACCGTCACCGATGAGCTGTGGTACGGCGGGCCGCAGGCGGTGACGCAGTTCATGTCACCCTCCGACCCGGCCACCGGCGCCCTGATGACGCGGAGTGTGTCGAACCTCCTGCTCCTCGCCGGTCAGACCGTCGCCGGAGCGATCGTGAACGAGGGGGCCGCGTCCATCGCGTACGGCCAGGACAACTCCGGCCATCCGATGCACTACTCGGACGATGCCCCCACCGACCCGTTCACCTACCGGGCGACGAATCCGATTCTGCCGCAGGGCAAGATCCACGTCTCGCTCGAGGGCGTGACCAACCGCGCGCCGAACCGCCCGACGATCACGAGTCCGATCAATGGCTCGTCCACCGTGGCGACGGCGCCCGAGGTCGAATTCACGTTCTCCGACCCTGACGCCACCTACGGCGACTACATCGCTGCCTACCGCGTCGAGGTGTTCAACGAGACCAATACCTCGCGTCTCCACGATTCCGGATGGACAAGTACGGACAGCGGCGAGCAGAGCGCCGGCGCGGCATCCTACACGCTGCCCTCCCTCTCCACCGGGCAGGACGTGCGCATCGTCGTCACCGTCCGGGACCGGGCCTCAGCGGTGTCGCCACCGGCCGAGGCGCGGGTCTCGATCATCACGGCGGGCGTGTACACCATTCTCGGCATCTCGAGCGACGCCGGCTCACGGACGGTCTCGGGTGTCGGCACGGTCCGGGTGCTCACCGACGATGAGCCGACCCTGACGGCGCGCTGGGACCATGACGACGCGCTCGCCGCCGATACCTCCGAGATTCGGGTGGTGAAGGTGAGCGACGGCAGCGTCTACCGCACGGCATGGACGCTCACCACCGACGTGGCGGACGGCGACAGCCACGCCTTCACCTACGCGGCAACCGGCTGGGATGCGCTGGCCGCCGGCAATACGGTGTACCGCTTCGAGATCCGGGGCACGGACACCGATGGGGGCGTGAGCCCGTGGATGCAATCGCAGCCCTTCATGGTGAACGCGGCGCCCACCGAGTTCCTCGCCAGCCCCGGCGATGGCGTCACTCGCTCGACGGTCCCGAGCGTGACCGCGATCCTGTCCGACGCCACGGACGACCAGTCGACCCTCACCGTGTCGTTCGAGTTCGAGCACATCGACTCCACCGACACGTTCGTGATGCCGGGGCGCTATGTCGCCACGGGGCTCGCCTACTGGGGGGAGACACTGGATACCGTCCAGCGCCTCGCCAAGAGCGTGTTCTTCGCCACCAAGGGGTATGACGATTACCGCTGGCGGGTGCTGGCGACCGACCCGTGGGGCGCAACCCTGACCGGGGCGTGGCACACCTTCACCTATGCCGAGCCGCCCGACATCACGGTCACCAATCCCGCGGACGAGGACACCATTACAACCGGCACGCCGACGATCACGGCGACGGTCGACCGCACGCTCGCCAAGTACCGCATCACGATCAAGCGGGCCGACTACGGCACGCCGATCTATGACTCGGGCGAGGTCGACAACGCCACCTCATCGATCAGCCACGACATTCCCGGCGGGGTGCTGCCCAACAAGGTCGACTATGACCTCACCATCTGGGTCCGGGCCGCCGACACGCTCGAGAACACGGTCACCACACAGTTCACGCTTGAGTACGAGCCGCCCGACGTCATGACCGGCGTGGCGGCGCAAGCGGTGCGCTCGTCGGAGTTCGACCGCGAGCAGCCATCCATGACTGAGCAGAAGCCCAACGTGGAGATTGTCTGGGACGAGGTGTCGACCGGCACGGTATCGGATGAGGATTGGCTGTGGGTGAACATCTACCGCATCAGCGGGGACGGGCGAAACCGCCTCTGGCGCATCGAGAACCGCAACCAGACCACATTCATCGACACCACACCGGCGGCCGGTGTGCCGCACGACTACTACGTGGGGTACGAGCGCCGCATCAACGACGGCATCGACACCATTGAGTCGGTGCTGGCGAAGGTCACGGTCTCCATCACCCTGCACTACACCACGATCACCTCGGAGAGCGCCGACGACCCGGCGGTGTGCTTCCACTTCTGGGAGGATCGCGAGGTCGAGCCGGTGACCGATACCCAGCTGGTCGAGGTGTTCGGGGAGCGGGCGCCGGTGGCCTTCCAGGGCGCCACGGATTACGACATCGCCTCCGGTGAGTTCCTGGTGCTCGATGACCGCTCCGGGCAGGGCTGGTACACGGCCCAGGACGTCGTGAACGCCGTGCGCGAGCTCAAGGGGGTGCAGCACCCGACGCTTGCCCAGCAGGTCTCCAACGCCATCTCAACGGTGCTCGGACAGGGCACGCTCTACGGCCCCAAGGCGCGCTCGCTGGTGTGGCGGGATCCGCGTGGCCGGGTCATCCACGGGCTCATCACCCGTGGTCCGCGCGAGCGTGACGCCCACCGGCTCGATCGGCAGCGCTTCGAGCTCGAGTTCACCGAGACGGCCCGTCCGGTGTCCGCGATCGTCTCCGTCAATGACGAGGAGGCGATTGACGTGACAGAAGGGTATCCCGAGCCATGAGCACCGGACGGTACGGCACCGGCGTCTACGGCACCGATACCTACGGCGGTGGCACGTCGTGGCCTGCGGAGCCGATCTGGCAGGACGACCGCCCGTCGCGCGGCCCGTTCACCGCAATCCCCGCGATCTGGCTCTCTGACGCCTCTCGCCACCGCAAGGCCCCGCTGGTTCCCGCGTATCCCTACCGTGCGACGGTCACCTTCAATGAGGACCGTTTGTACAAACGGGACATGCGGGTCGAGGTCGTGAACCCGGACACGATCGAGCCGCTGGTCGATTACCTGCTGGCGGAGCTCTTCATCACCGACGCCGATGGTCGGCAGGCGACGTTGCCGCTCGGGCATTTCCTCGTCACGGAGCGCGACATCACCACCACCAAAACGATGCGGACCGGCGTCCTGCAGGCCCAGGAGGGCACGCGGGCGCTCGGTGACGCGGTGATGCCGGTGTGGGTGCGGATGCTGGCCGGCTCCGATCCGGGGGCCACGGCGCGCCAGTGGCTCGGCATCTACGGCATCCCCCCCGACATGATCGACATCCCCAACGCCGGCATGGTGACGACCTCGGAGCTTCGCTGGGACGCCGGGGAGACGTGGCTGACGGTGCTCAACGACATCCTCAGCGCCGGCAACATGTACCACGTCTGGTGTACCGGCGATGGGCGGTTCCGGTCCCGCAAGTACGAGGACATCGCCCAGGCGACGCCAGTGGCCCACTACGGCAGCCACTCCGGCGCGTACATCGTGCCGCCCGTGCAGGAAGAACCCGATTTCGGGCGCCTGCGAAACCGCATCATCGTCCGCAAGATCAGCCCGACCGAGGATCCGATCGTCGGCAAGGCGGAGGTCACGGACCCCTCGTCGCCGGTGCATCCGCTCCGGCTGGCGGCGCGACGCAACAGCACGTACCCCGTGTGGCTGGCCGAGACGATCGATGACCCAAACGTGGCCGACCAGGCCGCGGCGGAAGCACGGGCACAAGCGCTGCTCTCCGAGGGCGCGTCCTACTACATGCCGCTCACCATCCAAACGCTTGCCGATGACGTGCTCGACGGCCACCAGACCGTCAGCCTCGATCTGCGGCACGACACCGAGACCTATTACACGGGCAACTGGCGACAGCGGACGTGGGAGCTCCGGCTGCAGGGCTCCAGCGCGATCGTCAAGCGGCAGCTGTACCGAACCGAGAGGTGGAAGTGATGAGCGGCGAGTTCGTCCAGACATTCAACCGCATCGCCGGGCTGGTCGACCGGGCGGCGTGGCGCCTGTTCAGCCGTCGTGAGGTGACGGAGGTGAGCGAGGGGACGGTCACGGTCAAGACGGTCGACCCGGCCCAGGAGACGGAGCGGTACGACACGATCCCGATGCTGAGGTTTCGACCGCCCCATACCGGGGACCGCATCGTCGTTCTCAACGCGCCGGCGCTCGGCGGCATGGTCGGGCTCGGCGTGGTGGGCGGGGACGATGACGACCTGATTCAAGGCGTGATTGCACGGCTGGACGCGCTGGAGGCAAAAGTCGCGACGCTGGAGGCGTCCGTCGCCGTCCTTGTCCTCGAGAACGTCGCGCAGCAGGCCACGCTTGACGACCACGAGTCGCGTATCGCGGCGCTGGAGCCGTAGGAAGGAGGGCAGGATGGTGTTGTCGTTCATCAGGCGCAAGCGGGGCGAGGTCATCCAGGCCGAGCACGTCAACGAGTTGCAGATCGCGGCGGAGCAACTGGACGCGGGGAAGGCGGAACAAACCGACCTCGAATCGCTCGAGACCGAAGTCGCCGCCAAGCTCAACATCGCCGACGTCCTCAACGAGCCCGACATGGCGACCGGCGCCATCGACAAGCCGCCGAGTCAGGCGAGTGTGGTGGAGTATCTCGCGGCGCTGCTGGCGACCAAGGCTGATGCGCCGGTCACGCCGGCCGCGACCACGTTTGTCACCACCGGCATCAACCTCGCTGACCCCGACCTGTACGAGGCTGGCGTCCTGAACTCCAGCGGCACGCTCAACGCCTCCGTGGAATACCACACGACCGGCTTCATTCCCGTCACGGGCGGGCAGGCGTACACGTTCAGTGCCTCGGGCGCGTTTGCCGGGCCGCGCTGGATTGCCGTCTACGACGCTGACGGGTCGCTCGTGGACTACATCGACAACAGCGGCAACCCCACGGCGACCGTCACGCCCGCCAGCGACGGCTATGTGCGCGCCTCGTACCGGAATGAGGTGCTGGAAACCATCCAGATCGAGGCCGGATCGATCGCGACCGACTACGAGCCGTACGCCCTCCTGATTCCCGAGCTCCGGGTCGATGAGGACAACCTCGGGCCGTCCGTGATGGCGCTGATCGAGGCGGCGATCGGGGCGGCGCTGCCGACCGGCGGCATACCGGGGCAGGTGCTGGTCAAGGATGGCACCACCGACTATGCCGCCGCATGGGTGACACCGGTGGGCGTGGTGGAGCCGATGCTGTTGCTGCCGTTTGAGTCAGACCTGGCGGGGTACGACCGCACTGGCCGGGTGGACGCGGACGGCGCCACCGCCGCGCCGCTGGTGGAGGTGTCCTGATGCGCGCCGTTCTGATGCACGAAGCGACCACGAACTACGTCACCAACCCGGTCGCGGGGGTGGGGACCTCGGGCTGGGCAACGGGAGCCAATCGCACGATCACGCGGATCACGACCCTGCCGCCGGGCCTGCCGCTCCACGGGGTCACCACCGGCGTGCGTGTGACCGCAAACACCACGTACGGCGGAGCCGTGGGCATGCTCTGGCAGAACGTCACGGTGCCGTCTGCGGGCAACTACATGCTGTCCGCGTGGGTGCTCATCCCCGACGACTGGACGGGCGGGACGATCTCGCTGCGGTCAAGCGTGGGCGGGGACTGGACCGGCGCAACCGGCAACAGCCCGGTGGACGCCGACATGAGCGCGACCGGGCGATGGCAGCGGGTCATCATGGGGCCGGTAGCGATCGATGCCGGGGACCTGGTGGGATCGATCGGGTTGCAGGCCGAGGGGTGGACGAGCGGTCAGCCCCTCTACGTGACGGGGCTGATGGTGCACCCCGGCACGCGCCCGGTTCCGTTCTGCCCGCAGTTCGACGGCGACGGCACCCTGCTCGATACGTATAGCTGGTCCGGCACCGCCCATGCCAGCGCCAGCAGCCGCACCGGCGGGCTGATTCGTCTCGATGCCGCTGGCCGGATCAATCCCGATCGGGGCGAGATTGCGGTGCGGTTCCGGACGCCACTCACACTGCCTGATACGGGCGAGCAGTACGTGCTCGCCCACAGCGAAGGCATCTTCCGTAACCGCATCCTGCTCGCGATCTACCAGGGCGATCTGATCCTGACGATGGGTGACGGCGATACCGTGACGATCATGGCCGTGCAGCCCAATACCCTGATGACGCTCTCCGTCGCGTGGGACGGTGGCACCGCGAATGTCTACGTGGACGGGCTGCCGGTCCTGTTCGGCTACCACTTCGGCGGCATCGGGGCAACCGACAGCACCATGCACGTCGGCAGCCTGAGTAGCGCGTCGCAGCTCAACGGCCCGATACTCGGCGTCGAAACGTTCGACCAGCCACTGACGGACGCCGAGCGGCTGGCGCTGGTGGGGCAGGATACGTGGTCATGGACCGGCGTCTCGACGGAGACGGATCAGTACAGCGTCCGTGCGCGCACGTTCTCCGTTGTAGGCGACCTGCACACCGGCTTCACGCTGCGCGAGGGGAACGAGGAACGGCTCGATACCGCCTTTGCCGACCTCGCCACCCTGAAGCACCTGCACGGCCATCGTATCTATGTGGGCGACCTCGTGGAGACGCCGGGAGACGGATACAGCGGCACAACTCCGGGGGAACACGATACGGAGATTCTGGCGCGCATCAACGCCCTCGACCCCGACCGGGACACGTGGGACGCCGTCGCCGGAAACCATGACCTCCAGCAAGGCCGGTCAGCCGACAACTGGGCCGCCATCTACGGCTATGACGATCAGAACTGGGTACGCGACCTCGGATTCTGTCGGATCGTTGCGGTGGCTGCTGACGATCTCGCCAGCAACCCCGGCAAGCCGCAGACGCTCTCCAGCGCGACGCTCGACTGGCTCGACGAGCGGCTGGCGGAGGATCACCGGGATACCATCGTCCTGAGCCACGGCACGATTCGCGGCACCACCACGACCACGCTGTACACCGGGGACTTTGGCGGGGGATACAACGGCGAAGCCGAAAACATGCTGACGTACCCCATCGACGAGGTGTACGAGATTCTGGACCGCCACCCGCACGCGCGGCTCTGGCTCTGTGGGCACGCGCACACCAGCCCGGAGGCGGTCGGCTCGATTACCCGGCAATGGACTGGCAGCCGCTATATCGCCTACGTCAACGCCAGCGCGATCAATACCGTAAACCACAACGTCGATTCCGAGGACGACCCGATCCGCTCCCTGTTCCTGACCCTTTTGGACGATCGCATAGACGTTCGCATCCGCAACCACGGCACGCAGGCTTGGGACCCGATCCGGGGGCAGTACCACGTCTCCCTGCCGCGCTACACGCCACCGACCGGAGACAACCCCACGGCGTTCGTGTTCCCGCTGAATGACACGCTGGTCGGCGCGTCGCAGGACGGCACGCCAACCCTCGGCCTCGACGCCACGCCGGTATTCACCGAGGTGGACGGGGAAGCCGGGCTGGTCCTGCCGGAAAGCGGATACAGCCTCGCGTACCTCAATGCCAGCCAGTACCTGCTGCCCGAGGCGGGCAGCGTCGTGATCCGGTGCGCCTTCGCCACGCCAACGTCGTCCACGTCGCAGCGCCTGCTCCACCACCCCACGCTCGACGGGTCCAACCGGCTGCAAATCTACCGGGAGAACGCCAGCGGAGCGCCGGTCATGGTGATCGGCGGCCCGGCCACGTACAGCGCGGGCGCGCCGGTGCAGATTGCCGATGACGAGATCGTGACCCTTGCGATCGACTGGGGCGACGGGGAGGCCATCCTGCGGGTCAATGGAGAAATCGTCAAGCGTCGGGGGTACCGGGGCCTCTGGACCTTCGCGAACAGCAGTTCAAGCCTGCGGTTTGGTGACGCCGGAGCGTCGACCGGGTTCGATGGCGTCCTGTTTGGCGTGGCGGGATTCCACCGCATGCTGACGGGACAGGAACACATGCGGCTGGTGACGACACCCACAGACGACTGGACATTTACGACGGTGCAAGGGTAGCGGGATGGCCACACCACGCAGAAAGGAGGCGCCTGACACCGGCTGGAGCGTAGTGAGACGGGGGGATGGATGGACAGCGGTAACGAGTATCAGGAGGCACGACATGGCGATGACGGTACGCAGCCGAGACGATCCGGGAGGCGGGGATGAGCGAGGGACTCATGATCGCCATCATCACCTTCGGGATTCCCGCCCTCGGCGCCGGCATCTGGCGATTGCGCACCGACCTGCGAGGGGAGCGGGAGAAGCGCGAACAGGCGATCAAGGCGGAGGCGTTGGCGCAGGCCCGCAACGAGCACCTGATCCGCGAGGCGAAGGCGACGATCGCCCAGAAGGACCGCGAGCTTTCAACGAAGGACAAGATCATCGCGCGGCTGGAGGCGCAAGTCACCTGGTACGAATCGGAGGAATGTCCGCGGCTCAAGCGGCGTATCCAGGAGCTTTCCGATGTGATCACGAACCTGTCGGAGAAGCCATCGTGAGCACTGTGCTGGCGTGGCTGCGGCGGCTCACCCACCGGGACGATCCCGAGCTGCCCGAGTATGACCCGCGCAGGGATCCCGCCGCCTGCTGGCTTGGCATGAAGCAATCCGAGTCGAAGCGGGCCGAGCGGGAAGCGCTCGAGCGGTTCCGTTCGTTCAACCGCGGTGGCCCGACAGGCAATGTGATGGAGGATGACGTGTTCTACCCGCCACGCCGAGGGGAGCGGGACACATGACCCACCGCATCCTCACGCATCCCCTGACCCACCTGTACGCCGCCGTAGTGATCCTGTTCGCGGTGTTCTGGGTGCTGCCCGAGAGCATCAAGGACATCACGGACGCGGTGCTGGCGGCGTCGCTGGTGATCGGCTTTGGCCGCGCCATGATCGTGATGCTGCAGCGCACGGAGGTCTGGACGCACCGGGGGCTGGGATTCCTCGGCACCATCACCGGCGACATGATGCTGTACGCCACGGTGCTGGCCGGTATCGCGTTCGGCGCGTCGTGGCACCTGCTGGATTTGGCGCGGGCGTTCCTCGCGGTGGGCGTGGTGCTGCTGTGGATCGGACTGGGGCGCATTCGATGGTCGAGGCCGGCTCCACCGACGTCAGACGACTAGGAGGCGGTTATATGGCGACATACACACCACAATCACCCATCGCCGGTGACAGCCGCGGCACCGCTGACGACTGGATCCGATGGGCAGAGCAGCAGGGCGTCCACCGCTTCGATGACGTCGAGCTCTACATCAACACCGTCTACGAATTCGCCCCGCAGGTCGGCATCGGCGCCCACAAGATCATTTGCCAGTCGATCCACGAAACCAGTGAGGCACACCCCAAGACGGGCAAGTACATCCCGTGGACGTCCGAGGCGTGGACGGAGTGCGTGAACCCGGCCGGCATCGGCGTGACCTCCGACGCGATGCGGACCTGGCACGACTTCAAGAACGGGCGCAACGCCGCGCTCGCCCATCTGGTCCGGGTCTGCAAGTACGTCTTCGGCCCCGTCCCGGACATCCTCAAACCCTACGAACACCTCGACCCACGAGGCGCGGTTCCCGCCAGCGTCTACGGCCAGAAGAAGACGCTCGGCTCGTTCGGGCATAGCGATTGGAGGAATTACCCGACTTGGGCGGCAAACGACGACTACGGCCAAAAGTGGGCCGACACGCTCAACAGACTCGAGCCGGTGTTTGCCGGCACATCCACCACACCCCCGGACCCGCAGCCGGACCCGCAGGAGGGCAACGACATGGCAGAGCTCAATTTCGACCCCAAGCTGGTCCCAATGCCACCGCACCGCTTCAAGCTCGCGACCAACAAGCGCGAAGGCGTGGGCATGAACCGATTCGGTCCGCGCGTCCACCGGGGCATCGTGTTCCACCGCGCCCTGTCCAACAACCAGAGCCTCGACACGGCGGTCGGGTGGCTGTTGCGCTCGGATGTGCAAGGGCTGACCGATGGGTTCATCGACCACCGCACCGGCGAGATGGTGATCATCAACCCGATGAAGGCCATGTTCCCGAACAACGTGCCGTCCAACTGGCAGGACATGGCGGGATGGGCGCAGGGTCCGTACTCGGCTACGGCGTCATGGCCGGACGGCCGCGCATTCCGCAACAAGTACGGTGGTCGCCTCGGTGCCAACATCATCAACCAGGACCTCGAATCGATGGAGGTCACGGGGAACTACGATTCGCCCCTCTCCGATGCGTGCAAGGCCACGCTCGTGCAGTGGGCTGCAGCGCGGGCGCAGTACCACAAGATTCCGTGGGACAAGTACCCGATCAAGCCGAGCGACGGCCTCACGATGATGTACGGGCATCGGGAGTTCTGTGGTGACGGGCACAAGATTTGTCCCGGCCCGGTGGTCTGGAACTTCATTACTGGTGAGTTGATCGATCGCGTCCGGGCGATTCTCAAGAAGGCACAGACGAGCGGCGCAACGACTCCGGCACCGAAGCCCGATCCGCAGCAGCCGGTCGATCCGTGGCCGTACCCGGAGGCGCATATCCCGGAGTTCATCACGAACCCCGGCGCGAAGCCATACCTCGAGGACGGCAACGGCACGACGCTGTTCTGGACCGACAAGCAGTATGTCGCGGTTCGCCCGACCAAGCGCCTCAAGTACGCCTATGACGGCGCGCCCGAGGTGGGGCCGATCATCCCGGCCGGCATGGACTTCAACGTCGCGTTCGTGTTCACCGCGCACGACGGCAAGGAATACGGCCTCACGCCATACGGGACCCGCGTCCTGCTGGATGACCTCAAGGTGGTCAGCGACGGGCCGCTGGTCGGTGATGTCATCGACGCGGTGAAGGACACGCTTGAAAACAACTGAGAAAGGGGGTGATCCGGCATCTCGCGGGCCGGCGCGCCTCGCGTTACCAAATGCGCGGATTCACCCTCACCAGGAGGCACGCAGATGCACGTAGACGTCGTAACGGTCCTGCTGATCGTGTTGCTCGTCGTGTTGATCCTCGCCGCCCTCCGGAGGATGTAGCGATGGACGAACCGGACATCCTCGTGCGCTGGCCGCGCAGGCGGGGCGGCTACACCTGCTGGCACCGATCGGTCGCCACGGACGCCGACGCGCACGGACGGACGCAATGCGGGCTGAAGCATCCTCGCCGCGGGGCGGAGTTCGGCGCCCCTGAGCTCGTGAGCGGGCATCGCTGTGTCAACTGCGAGAAGACACGGCGCGGCACCGTGCCGGGGCAGCCGTGACCGACGACCCGCTTTTCTGGCTCGGCTTCTGGGTGGTGGTCATCGGGATCACCCTCGGGCTGATCTACCTCGAACACATCGACAACGGTAAGGGAGACAGGTAAATGAGCAACGACACCACGAACACACGTCCGAGCGTCTGGGGCCGGGAACCGGTCCTCTACCTCGCCCTCGTGCAGGCCGCGCTGGCGCTGGTCGCCGGGTTCGGCCTCGAACTGACCCCTGAGCAGGTGGGGGCCATCATGGCGTTCTCCGCTGCGGTCCTGGGATTTGTCGCCAGACAACAGGTGACGCCGGTTGAGAAGGTGCAGCAGTAGGGGAGGGTCGACCGTGGGCTACATCAAGATTGAGGTGCCGAAGCCGTCGACCAGGACCAAGCCACCGAAAGGAGCGGGTGTGCCCCGTAAAACCAATCCGGGGCGGTAGCCATGCCCCAGCGACAACGGAACCTGCTCAGGCGTGAAACCGGGACGTCGTGCCGACTCTGGCGGCGGTCGCATTGGATTCGCTGGATACGCTCGACGTCGCGGCGGTGATACGATTGGCTCGCCCGGTGGTATACTCGACACAGGCAATGGGCCGGTGACAAGAGGTCCGGGACCTCTTCCCTCGGGATAGCCGGTACCGCCGAACGTGGCCGGAGCGAAGTCCGGTCCCTCTGGCAGACGGGGTGACGGTCTGCCCCTCAGCCTGATCTCCCATGTTGGAGAAACAGATGAGCGAACCCCTCGGTCATGGCAGGAGTTGATCGCCTTGCCTCCGAGGGGTTCGTTGTCCGTGGTCCCGGCATTGCGGTGTAGAATGGGACGAGGCAGCCCACAAGGGACTGCCCCATCTCTTCGCACCCGCCGGTCACACTCCATCCCCCGTGGCCGGCGGTGCTGCTTCCCATTGTAGACGATTCTGACGCCAATTCTGACGCAGTGATTTTCCGTTGCCACCCGTTACCCGCTGTCACACCAGCGCAGCTACGGTGATATTCCGTTGTCTGGCGTTGCCATTTGCGGTGTGCTAGACTTCGACGGTTTACAGCCTGTTCCCCATTCCCCCGGTATTCCAATAAAATCAGCGCATTACGGATCGTTCTGACTCCGTTCTGACGCATCAGCCCTCCAGCACGCGGTCCATCGCGTCCGCTGCTGTCTTCAGGTGGTCGGGCTGCACGGCGGTGTAGAGGCGCAGCATCGTGGTTATGTCATGTCCGAGCATTCGGGCGGCGACAGCGACGTGGACGCCCTGCCGGGCCAGCAGCGTCGCGCAGATGCGACGGCAGGCGTGGGGCGTGATGCGAGGCACACCGGCCTTCTCGCACAGCGTATCGAGCCGATCCCGGACGCCCTGCTGCGTCAGCGGGCCGCCCGTGGCGTTGCAGAACACGATATCGCCCGGCAGCCCCCGTTCCCGCTGGCGGCACAGTGCCCGGACGGCGCGCTCGGGCAGCATCACCGTGCGGACGCTGGCATCCGTCTTGGTGGCGTCGCTGATCGTCCATCCGTCCGGCGTGTGCTGGAGGGTCCGGCGCACGTGCAGCGTTCCGGCGTTGAGGTCGACGGCGTCCCACTTCAGGCCCAGGGCCTCCCCGATGCGCAGGCCGGTCAGGATCAGCACCTGGTAGAGCAGCGCGTCGTCGTCGTCATCGATCGCGGCGAGGAACGTCCGCACCTGGTCCGGCGTCCACACGGTCGGCTGGTCGCGGCGGTCGGTCGGCAGGCGTCGCTCGTCGGTGGGGTTGACGGCGATCAGGCCGTCCGCGATCGCGTGCCGGTAGATGCCGCGCAGGACCGTGTGCACCGTCTTGACCGTCTCCGCCCGGTAGGTCTGGCCCAGCTCGTCGTAGAACGTCTGGACGTCCGAGGGGCGGACCGTGCTCAGCTTGCGATGCCCGAACCGGGGCGCGATGTGGCGATGGTAGGTGATGTGGTATTGCAGGTACGTGGACGGTGCCCGCCCCCGCTCCACGCCGGTCAGCCACCGCTGCGCGACCTCCCCGAGCGTGACCGGGACCGGCTCGTAGTAGGTGCCGGTATCGATCGCGGTCAGCTGCTGCCGTCGCCACTGTTCCGCGGCTCGCTTGGTCCGGAACGACTTGGAGCGGTGCCGGCGCTTGCCGTCGCGGTCGGTGAACGAGACGCGGGCCCGGTAGGACACGGCTCCGGTGCGGTCGCTGACGACCTTCGTTATCCCGTCCCGCGGCATCGGTAGTCTGACCTCCAATATGTTGTGACAACCGGACATCTTGGGTAACATGGCTCAGGACAGCCGCACACAATGCGCTCATAGAAGTAGAGGGGCGTTTCCCCTCGCGCGACAATCACCGCTACCGTCCAGGAGGACGAGCCTATGTTGACGGACGATGTTTGGGAAGGGACGGTATTGGTGATCAACACGCGAACCGGGGAAACGCTGCGTGTGGCGTTCATGTTCATCGAGACACCCGAGGGCATGGTCACCACCGTGATGTCCTCCGACGCGCCCGGCCGGCGCGAGGTTATCCAGAGCCCCCACGGCCACCGTTGTCAGTTCGTGGCTCGGGTGTTTGAGGCGATGCGTCGAATATGTCATCCGATTCACTGAGCAGGTAGCCGCGCAGGAGCAGCCGCGCGGTGCGCAGCATGTGGTCGCGGTCCTGTTTCTTTAGCCGAAGCAGGACCGGCAGCCACGTTGCCATCACATCTTCGGCATCCTCGTCCTCGACCTGCTCTAGCAGGATGCGCGCCGTTGACGGCTTCTCCGCATACCCCGCCGCGATGATCACATCCTCCGCAGGCACCTGGAGCGCATCGGCCAGCCGTCGCAGGGCCGATCGGCGCGGTGACTGAATCTCGCCCCGCTCGACCTTCGAGGCCCATTCCTGCGACATCCCGGCCCGTTCGGACAGTTCTTCCTGCGTCAGCCCTAGTTCACGCCGACGCCGGGCCACCAGATCGCGTAGCGATTCCGGCATGACAGTGTTTCCCTTCACGAAGCCCACCTCGTCAGACTGAATCCTACAAAGTTGTTGACTAGTCGTTAACCCATCTGGTAGACTAGTCGTGTTGGTACTACAGGAGGTTTTCATTCATGCCACTCCCCGAGGATAGCCGCTACACGACGCTATCCACCGTGATACGCAAGGACCAGCGGGACGCGATCGAGGCCTTCCGCCGCCAGCTCGAAGCGGAGGCGGGCGGGCGGGTGACGTTCGCTGAGGCGGTCCGTCGATATCTCGATCGTGCCGCCGACGCGCGTTCGTGTGCGACAATCAGTAGTGACGATACTAGAACCCAGAAGGGAGCCGCTTAGATGGCTGACAATCCCCGATTCATTCGTGTTGAGGATGCCGCCGTACAGTACGGCGTCGGACGCGACCTGATGAAGAAGCTGGTGGAGGCGGGGTTCTTCCCATTCGCCTGCAAGGCCGGGGAGCGCTACGTCATCGAGCGCGTGCCGTTCGAGGCGCATCTGGAAGCGACCGACCCGAAGGTCCGCCGGCTCAACGCGAAGCAGAGCGCCTAACCCATGACTACCTATCTCTTTTCCAACCCCCTCCCCAAGCGCCCCAGCGGCGCACCCGACGTCGGACATGCTCACCACGACCGTGGTGCCGCGTCGGTTCTCTCCGCGGACGCGAGCGCTCAGGCGCTCCGTTCGTGCCGCGGATGCTCGGCTGCCCTCCTGACCCCAACCCAGCCGGGAATCCGCGACACGAGCGCCATCGGACGCATCGGGGCGCTCGACTCTCCTAACCCCGCTGGTGGGCCGGTTACGCGGCTGGCCCATCAGCACCCCTCGGGTGGTCCGACCCGCGTCCAGCACGACATCCAACCAGGCGCCATTGATACGGGCGTGACGGCCATCGTGGCGCTGCGGCTGGATGCGGATCGGCCCAGTTGGGTGGAAGCAACGAGTCATGGATGGGAGGTGGCCTCGCAGGGGACTTAAACGAACTGGCGTCAGGGCGGTGGCGCAACGGGTGGGACAACACGACTCGCCATCAAGCGGATCACACCACCGCCCCGACGACACCACAGTACGCGACGAAACCCCGCAGTCATTAATCACTAGCCCCAGAAGGGAGCACCAGATGCAGACCCCGCGCTTTACCACCGTGATCGTCGAAAAGGCCGAGACGTTGCTCGATTACATCCGCGACGCCGCCAGCGACAACCACATCTGCCCAGCAGAGATCCGAACCATCGACCTGATGGCTGACGACCTCTACCGCCACACGCAGGTCAACGATGCCAACCAGGCGGACATCATCGCCCGGTTGCGCACCGGTCCCGACTCGCAGCGGGTGCAGGTCACCGGGCGGGAGGTCCGGAACAGTCTTCGGTTGATTCAGGGGAATGAAAAGCGCCTGGCCGGATGCACCCCGCCAGACGCCGCGTAACTGGGCCGCAGACCCGCTAGCTACACCCGGAGTATAGCAAATGACCACCACCGCAACGAAAACCACCTACACCCACCGCCCCCACCGCGTGCGCTGCCAACTCTGCGGAGATACCGGCGTCGTCACCGAAGAGGACCGCGCGCCGATCGGCCGCGCCAGCAACGGCGAGCTCGTCTACTCCAGCCGCCCCAAGGTCTACCGCTACGCCTGCATCTGCCGGGCGGGCTGGAACAGGATCGTTGCATGAGCCCCATTGCCCTTGAGCCCCCGGACGTTGACACCCGCGACTTCGCGGAGTGGCTGCGGGACTACGTGAACGACGCTGAGGCGGCAGTCGTCGCGGTGACGAGCCATGACGATGGAGCCGTACGCCAGTACCGCGGCGGGATCATGGACGCCGCCCGCGAAATCCTCGAGCGCTACCAGGCCGAACAGGAGCAGAACGATGACCGCGATGCGTGAAGCCCTCGTAGCCGCCGGGATCCCGTTCGAACGGCCCATCCCGAGCAAGACGTACGACTGCCTCAAGCCGCGCTTCTTCCACAACACCAGCGGCAACCCCAGGAGGTTCGATGACACGCACAAGTGGTGCTCACGCTGCGAACAGTGGCTCACCCACGACTGGTTCACGAAGGACGCCTCGACCGCCTCAGGCCTGAGTGCCTACTGCCGACCGTGCCGACAACAGTACTGGCGGGACTGGCTCGCCAAGGGGATTGCGTAATGCCGATCGTCACGAGAATCGACGTCACCGCCTGGAACGACCGCGAGCCGCGTGTGGAGCACAACGAGGCGCTGAGCGACGGATATGAGGAAGCGGCCCGCGAGTTCGCCTACGAGGTCAGCGATCGGGCATGGACTCGCCTCCTGGCCTCCGCCGACGTGATCCCGGTGGCCGACGCCGCCGCCTGCATGGACCGCTTCTGCATGGACGCCGCTGACACGATCCTCGCGCACGAGGGGATGCAGCCATGAGCACGATGCC